TACAGGATTATATGTAGCATGTGATGCAACCTGTAGTGGTCTACAGATCCTCGCTGGTTTAGCGAGAGATAAAGCGACGGCACAACTCGTCAATGTGCTACCGTCTGAAAGACCACAAGACGCATATCGTGTCGTAGCTGTACACGCAAGGGCTGAGTGTCCTGAATCTATCCGCAAGGTCATGGACCGCAAGGTGGTCAAAAGAACCGTCATGACTATCCCTTACAATGCTAAACCTTATTCCAATAGGTCGTACATTAGAGACGCACTTAATGAGAAAGGTGTAGAGATTAGTAAGGAAGACTTAACTCAAACTGTTATAGCAGTTAGGAATGCAATGAAGATTGTAGTCCCCGGAGCATTAGCAGTTATGAACTGGATAGAGAAAGAAGTATCTAATGCATTAAAGCGTGGTGTCGATAAGTTAACTTGGACAACACCATCAGGATTCATTGTCAATCAAAAGATAATGAAGAAAAAGGTAGAGCAATTAGATTTACAGTTACTAGGTAGATGTCGTATTAATGTAGCAACATCAGATACAGATGAGGTAGACAAGAACAGACACAAGGCAGCTACTGCCCCTAATCTGATCCACTCTCTTGATGCCTCGTTACTCCACCTAGCTGTAGATAGATTTGATAAACCTATTGCTTTAATACATGATAGCGTACTGTGTAGAGCTACTGATATGTCTTTATTGTCAGCTTTAGTTAGAGAGACTTATATGAAACTCTTTGCTAAACATGACTACCTTACGGACTTCGCTAAACAAATAGGAGCGGAGACTGATCCACCAATCATAGGCAATCTCGAACCTGAGACTGTGATTGACTCAACTTATTTTTTCTGTTAACATGTACAATCGCTCATCGTTCTTCGATAGCTTCTTTGCACCACCGATGATTGTCGTGGTGTCTGAAGAAAGACTAAAGAAGGCAGAGATCGAAGCTAAGCAAGCTACTCTTAAGGCAGTTAAAGAACGCCACGCAGAGTTAGAAGCTTATCAAACTGAATTAGAAAAGGAGCTAGACGCTCTTACTGAACCACAATCCTTAGAGGAGGCATTAATCGGTGAGTAGAACTATTCACAAGACTGACAAACCTGTAACCCTTGATGGGTTCCAAGCTATACTTGCACCTAGCAAGTTTGGTTATTCACTCTCAGCAGTTGTCGATGACAGTATCGTTGACACACTAGAAGAAGAGAGAAACGAACAACTCAAGTGGGCTGAATCAAAACTGAAAAACCCCAAGAGATCCACGCTCAAGCCAACGCCATGGGAAGAGGTCTCCGAGGGTAAATACAAACTCAAGTTCTCATGGAACGAAGAGAACCGTCCACCAGTCGTTGATACGGAGGGCACATTATTAAACGATGCAAAGACTCCATTATACGGTGGATC